CGAGTCTCAATGGCTTGCTGAGTAGCTGGAGAGATGATACGTGAACGCTCAGACTCTCTCCCCTTGTCCTCAGCAGCCCAGATACCACGGAAAACTCTCTCATACTCTTGCCAGAGATCCATGTAGTTAGCATCTCTATGGTCACGCCAGCGAGTAATGTGCTGAGTAACCCATGAGGTTAATTCCTTCTCAGACTCTGTAGGTTCTTCCCAATTAGAGTCTTTATCATCAAACTGATCTTTAGTTAAAGCCATAATGTTTATATATCCTTTGTTGAATCGTCTAAAGAGTCGTCATCAATCTCAGTCTTGCTAGACGTTATTGGGCCACCCACTAACCATGCACTGCAAGTCCTGTCAGCTGCACACTTAAAGTCAAATAACTCACAGAAACCTAACTTAGCTGTATCTACTACATCCTGAGCAAAGCTATCCTCTTCCATATCAATACCTGAACGGATACACTCCATCATCTCAGGTGTCTGGATAAAGGCTGCACAGTTACCACAGCGCATTGATTTAGCTTGACCTACACTGGTCTGCCACTCATTAGCTCTCTTATTCCAGAATGCTCCATTGGAGAGTTCAGGATTAGCGGGGCCATAGCCTACATTCTTAAAAGCCCAGTCCCTGTTCTTCAGGTTAGCTTTAATGTCATATGTTTCAATAGGGCATTGCATTTATATTACCACTTAACTTTGTTAGCCCAGTAAGCTGCTGACATCTTACCTTTGGCAATGTTCTTAGCATGACGAGCTTTAAAGGAATCGTTACGAGCTGAACCTTCTGGAGATCCTTGAACACCTTGCTGTCCAAACCTAATTAACTTAACATCTTCACCTGATTTGGCTAAGACAGCATGACTCTTACTTGGGTGTCCGGGAGTACGTTTAGGTTTGTTGTAACCTTGGAACTCTTCACTACCTCGTTTAATTGCCATATTAGTATCCTCTTCGGCTAGTAGCCAGCAATCTTATCAAAAACTTCCCACTCATCTTCTTCGTAGTCAGCGTTATAGTTAGCTATAGCCAGTTGGTCAATGTAACTTAGAGCATCTACTAAGTCATCGTGTACACCAGCTGTAGGGAACATCACTAACTGATCTCTGAACTCACTCCAGTCCTCAGACTCATTGAAGGTAATCCTTCCATGTTCCATACGACCTTGTAAGCTCCAGACAACCCTATCAATCTTCTTCTTGTTACCATGAGTTAAGTCATGGATGTGTGAGTAGACATTATTCTTTCTCATCAAGTCAGTTAGGTATGGCAGTACTGCATTCTTCAATGCTCCTCTCTCAATACCTATGCTTGTAGGTTCAAAGTCTCTAATGACCTTCAAGATGTTAACAGCAGTCTCTCTGATGTCCCACCTACCATGCTGTATCTTATGTACCCACCAGTTACCGTTATCCTCTAACTTAACTATAGCAATAGCTGTCTCATCTAGTCTCTTCTTAGATGCACTTGCATTCTTACCAACCTCTTCAAACCCTGCTAAGTCGATGGCTACAATGTAGCTACCATACTGAGGTTCTTCAGCTAACTTAAACCATTCCTCTTTGAAGACATCAGCACCTGAGGTATCAAAGCTAGACAGGTATTCCTGCCGTCCGCTAGGTGTTGAGATGAATAAAGCTCTACCCTTCTTGTCTGACAGAGAAGCCCTGATAATCTTCTGCCATACATCTTCTTTAACGAAAGCACACTCATCAAGTACTACGTAGACTAGAGAGACACCTCGGAGACTATCTGGATTATCAGCTCCTCGTACCAGTATCTTCCTACCATTGATTAGAGTAATCTCTAAATTATTCACATGGCTAGACTTAATCACAGGCCTACCTAGCTCATGCAGTAAGTCCCACATAATCGTTCTAGCTTGTCCTAAGGTAGGTGCTATGTACATCACAGCTGAACCATCGGGACAATTCAAACCTTCAATCAGTAGCGATACAGCTGACAACCTTGACTTACCACAACGCCTACCAGCTGCAACTACTTTAAACCTTGTAGTGTCTTTAAAGACCTCTTGCTGCCATTTAAGCAATGCAAAGTTAAGTTCAGTTGTCATACGTCAATAACCTCATCATTTGTACTAACCATAGGACTATTAAGCCCTGATATGTTAATACTAATCTGAGGCATACTACCACCACTCTTAGCTGAATCAAACACTGATGCTGGTAATATTCTATCCATTGCTAACTTAATTGCTGCCATCTGTCCCGGGTGTTCATCATCCAAGGCTATCTGAATCATCTTATCAAGGATTCTAGTACCACCTGTGGCTAGTAATCTTTCCTTGAACTCTTGAAGTCTACCTGCATCACCTACAGGTCTACCTACCTTATTCTTAGTTCTGTTCTTAACAGCTTGAAGGTCAGTCTTTGGAGGTCTACCCTTACCACGCAGTTTGGGCGACATAACACTGACAGTATCTTCTTTAGTTTCCATGCGTCTTTGTCCTATATAGGGAGACTTTGCTAAGTATAGTACTATATAGTACTAAGACATTATGTTTAAGTTATATAGACATAACATTATAAGTAATTAATATTAATTTACTTAGTAAGTTATTACTTATAAAATTAAATCTAAGTGTGTTTAACTACTATGTTCCCCTACTAGGGTGTACACCTCAGGCTTAGAAGACTTAACTTAGTAGTGGGGTCAGGCTACTTAGTAAACACAATTATTTCCTATAGAGAATATTGTATCATACTTTTGTCTATTTGTCAAGCTTTTATTGTCATGTACACATATATTTATACATTTATGTGATCTACGTCACATTTATGTTCACTTTATAGTTCCCTTGCTAAGGTGTACAAAGTGTCTGTACTTACACACAAGTACCTACATTTTAGATACTTTGTAGTCTACACTACTTTTACTTTACAAATCAAGTACTTATGGTTACTTCATCTGTCCCTAATTAATCCTTTTTAGTTTTACTTTTTTGTGTACTTCAGAGGCTCCCGCAATAGTATTTACACAACAGCTGACCCTCCCCCCCATGCAAGTTAGTACTCACTTCAACGCTACGCTGAAAGTCATATGTACACTTATGATATTTAAGTTAGTTAGTGCTTACTTCGTAGTTACATTGTAGGTCTAGGGTGTCGGAATATTGACAGTGTAGTGTCGGAAAGTCGACAGGTGTGTAGGGCGATGTAGGATCCTCTGATGTCTCTTTTAAGCAACACTACGTTACACTAAGGGTTAACCCTTTAGTGGCATAGCCACGGTAGAAGTACTCCCAAGGGTATCGGTGTTACTCCTAAGGGTATACAGTGTTGCTAATATACAACACTAGAGTTATGCACAGGATATACACAGGCTGTGGATAAGGTACTGGTAGGGGTATACAGTTATGCACAGGTTAAGTCTTATATAAGAGTTGGAATTGTGGATAACTATGACTTGTGGTGTGGATAACACTTGCGAAGGGTTTAGTATGCAAAACGGAAATAATCGTTTATAGGTCGTTTAAACGGTTCACGGCATAAAAAGCATTAGGGTTTATACGTAAGGGTTTAAATATTTAAAATAATTTAATAAATTGTCTATTTGTAAGGTTCACGTAAGGTTCAAGCTTAATAATACACACATCGCAACACTAAACCAAAGGGTAATTATCATGAGATATCAAAATACATTTGACATATGGGCTATCCCTTCGGATCTGCTCAAGTACGTGCAAGCCGGACAAATGGTATATGCCGGAGACAAGGCCAACAAGGGGCGTTTTCTAGGCGTACGCAAGTCAGGCACAATTGTAGTGGCATGGCAAGGGAATGTACAAAATCATAGTGATAAAGCGGGTTATATCAAAACCTTACGTAATTATGCAAAGGGGATCTAAAATGCTAGATAAAATCATTGACGTATGCTTTGCCGTATTAATTGGGCTTATGCTTGCCGTTGGCATGCTTGCCTATTTTGACGTGCTCACAAAATAAACTAGGGATATATCATGCAAATTAAACTGTTTTCAAATAGTGCTCAAAAGTTCAAAGCTTTGCAAGGGCTTGCAATAGCTATTCAAGGGGGCACGCAACATAGTGCCATGCAAGCATTAAAAACCTTGCAAGCTTCGCCTATGTTCACGGGTAAGGGTTGGCAAGATAATTTTGCAAAGCTTGAGCATACGTTTAAAACCTTAGATCCTAATTATAGTGTGTTTTCTTTGAACGGTAATTCTAAGCTTCCGTTCGTATCATTTTCAAGCTTACCCGGTGTTACATGTCCGGGAGCGGGCGAATGCTTAGATTTTTGCTATAGTTTTCGTGCATGGCGTTATCCCGCTGCGTTTATGAGACAAGCGCAAAATGCATACCTAATGCGCTATGCTCCCGCTGCTATCGTCAAAGCTTTGCATGTTGTTGACGCATCATTCAAGGGCTTACAGTATGACGTTCGCCTATACGTTGACGGTGATTTTAGCAGCGACAATGATGTGAAATTTTGGTTTGATCTAATTAAAACCGTGCCCAATGCAAGGGTTTACGGTTATTCAAAAAGCTTCAATCAAATTATGTCTTACGAGGGTGAATTACCGTCTAATTATGTGCTCAATATATCCGGCGGGCACAATGCTCACCCTACAATGATCACGGCGGTAAAAACCTTGTCAATCACAAGGGGCGAATTTATTGCCGTTCGTATAGGCAAAAAAGTACGATCAAGTGATCACGGCAAGCCGGAAACCGTTAAAGCTTTAAGACAAGCATTCACGGGTAAAGCATTCCCATGTCCGGGCACGTGCGGTACATGTACGGGCAAGGGCCATGCATGCGGCATGCAAGCTTTGAAGGGCGTGCCCATTATCATTGCCATGCATTAATGATTTTAGATTTTAGACTGTAGCGCATGCGTGCCATGCGTTATGGCCTACAATTTTCTGTAGGTTTTTAATCCAATTTAAGGGTAATTAAAATGTTAGCTACTGACACAATCAAAACCGTCCGTCCCTTGCACGTTATCGCACGTGATATCTATCAAGCATGGCCTAAGGTCAATTACGCTGCAAAACCGTACTTAGAAGCTATGCGGGATCTATCGTCAATCAATGATCATTACGGGTATGACGATGCAAGATCTATTGTCTTATACTTTTTGTCTAATGCTGCAAGCTTTAAAGGTGATCAAGCTAAGCTTTTAAAGCTTGAATTAAAAGCTATTGCCGGGATCAAATAACATGTTAAAACGTTATACATCATTACAAAAAACACGCATTGTCAACAACATTGTAAGGGCTTGCAAGGATCCTGACAAGCTAAGCAAGCAAGGGTATGATTTTCTATATCTTGCAAGCGGGTTTATAGCGCATTACAATTTAAGGGGTTTTATTGGGCACTATTCCCAATGGCATAGCCTTAAAAGTGATATCTTGGAAAATCAACGGTTCAATCAATGGCACAATTTTGGCGTGAATGACAATGATTTTGGCTATTACATGGATAAACGTGCTATATACAATGCAATTTGTGCTCAATTAAAACAAGGGGAATAACATGCTTATAGTGAACGATTATAAACGCAAAACCAAAGAACAATTGCGCTATATCATCGATGATGCTACATTGGCGGCAAGGGCTATGCAATCAATTGGCAATAGTTCTGCAGAGGGTAAGTATCGGGATCAAGTGAACGATGCATGCTCCGAGCTATATAAACGGTCTATTAAAGTCTTAAGGGGCAAGCGATGATAAAACGTATGCGGGCAAGGTTTAAGGGTATTTGCTGCAGATCCGGTGCATTGATCAATGTCGGGGATGAAATTATGTATGATACAGTGACACGACAAGCATGGATCACTGTGGACAATGATAAAATGTACTTTAAGGGGATTTAAATGAGAGTATTAGTAGCTTGCGAGTATTCAGGCACTGTAAGAGATGCATTTATACGGGGGGGGCATTATGCAGCATCATGCGACATATTGCCCAGTGAATCACCATTGGGGGATCACTATCAATGTGACATCATGGAGATCATCGATCATGGGTGGGATCTTATGATTGCACATCCTCCGTGCACTTTTATGTCTAATGCTGGGGCGTGTCGAATGTACCCACAAAAAGGCATTGTTGACCCTGAGAGATTAAAGAAAGCTTTAGATGCTAAAGAATTCTTTATGAAGCTTTTAGATGCACCGATTCCAATGATCTGCATTGAGAATCCTAAGCCCTTAAATATTGTGGGTTTACCGCCTGAGACGCAGATAATTCAACCGTGGATGTTCGGGGAACCTTACACAAAGAAAACACTGTTATGGCTTAAGAACTTACCGCCATTGGTTGAAACTGATGTTATAACTGAGGGTATTGTGCCTTTTTGTCCCTCAGGTACAGGTCGCAAATTAGGCGGTAAATCATTAGGTGCAGCAATTCGAGGGAATGATTCTAAAAATAGAAGCAAGTTCTTTAAAGGCATGGCTGATGCAATGGCAACACAATGGGGTAATTTACAAAAGGATATAAAATGAATACTAAACTACTAAAACACTCACGTGAACTTTTCAAGTCTTACGATGTATCTGAGCACGTGCGACGAAGTTATAGGCTTAAATGGGTGCGATCAATCAGATTTTTAGGTGATAAGTGGCTATTCGCTAAACACATTCAACGTAAGGATGCAACACAATGACTATCGACACAATAACCTTTCACTTTATAGGTGAATTAGAGGACTCAGGGGCTATCGTTGACGTTCAATGTCAGATTGACGAAGATGGAGACTGCAGAGACTTAGACTCAGTGCATTATCAGCTCTTTAATGTCCTAGATGTAATCTCACACAGTCAGTGGGAAAGCCTTCAATGGCAGGGATCAAAGAAATATAAACTTGAGCATAACGAACAACAGACCATTGCTTATGATCTAGAAAGCCCTTTAAAGGCTCTCTATGGCCTCTCTAAGCCTTCATTTAACATTCGGTAAGGGTTAGAACACTATGTTATCAGAGATTGACTTAAAAGACTGGAATAAGGAACCTAAGAAAATGAATGAATACTGCTATCAGGTAAGCCCAACAATGGACATATGGGTTTATGCCTCCAGTGAGGAAGAAGCTGAAAGCATGGTCTATGAGCAGCTTGGGTGTGACCCTGAGGAAATGGATTTGATTGAAATAAGGGAGGATGTATAATGAAATGCCTATGTTGTGACAGGATATTGACAGACTATGAAAGTACACGTAAACACGCAGTGACAGGGACATTCATTGACCTATGTCAGCAATGCTTTAAAACTGTACAGGCTGACTCTCACTTGCCTACAAAGGATCGTAAAGACCTTATATCCTCGGATGACATTGACGATGGCTTAGAGGATGAAAGTGATAGTGACTGTCACGTTAGCGACACCAACAGTGAAGGAGACCATTGACAATCTGTACTTTGTGTGCTACCCTAACTTTAAAGATACTACAAAGTATCTAGGATGATTCATAGAAGTTAAATACACTATATAAGTATTATTTAAGTAATATACTTATAAAGACTTTAAAGTGTAAAAGTTGGACTATAAACCCAGTGTCGTAAGACACGATTGAAAGGATAATTTTATGTCTATTGAATTCTTTGACGATGGTGAAGACTTGGATGTCGTTCAGTATGAGTGTTGGTATTGGTCTGTCATTGACAGTATGGCTGAACTGATAATGAACAATGGACAAGGTAAGGTGATGTCTCATGTTGCTGAGGCTGTCTTGAATAAAGTTCATAGCGGGTACGTAACAGCTCAGGAAGACCCGTTCAAATGGTAATGGCTTTATTTGTCGTTATCTTAACTTTAATTAAACTGGTACT